GTTTCTCTTGGTGGTGGTCTTGGTGGTGCTCTTTTGACTGGTGGTGGAACTGCAATTGCTGATTTGATACAAAGTTTGAGAAGTGGGCAAAGTATTGACGAAACATTGAAAAGACTTGGGAATCAAGCACCAGGTTTAGCTGACATTGGTGCTGGTGTTGCGGCCACAGAATTTGGTGGAAGATTTGGTCAAGTTTTTGTTGCTGCAGGACTTGAGAGGGCAATAAATCCTCTTTTGGAATTATTGTATACATCACCATCTCTTAGACAATTTAGATTTGATTTTCTTTTTTATCCAAGAAGTGAGAAGGAAGCGCAAGAAGTTCAAAAAATATTGAATAAGTTGAGATTTCATCAGGCACCAGAAATCGACAGAAAAACAAGTGGCTTTTTTCTAGTACCTCCTTCAGAGTTTGATATTAAGTTTTATTATAATGGTATTGAAAATCCAAACATACCAAGAATTTCTACTTGTGTTTTAGAGACAATTGATATTGACTACGCACCAAATGGTTTTGCTGCGTATGAGTTACCAAGCGCACTTACACCATCAGAAGGTGGTACTGGTATGCCTGTTGCAATTCGTTTAAGTTTACAATTCAAAGAAACAGAAATTATGACCAAGTCTAATTTTGCTGAAGGTGGCCAAGGTATAGACACTTCAATAAACGATGCTGAAACAGCAAAGTTTAGAAGGCAAGGAAACTAAAATGGCAAGATATTTTAATTATTTTCCAAAGACTTTATACTCACCAACATCAGAAAGTCCAAGTTTAGATGTTGTCACAAATATCATCTCAAGGTTTTCATTTGAGAAAGAGTTTAAAGAAAATCTTGCCGTCTACTATGAATATGATATACAAGAATCTGATACGCCAGAAATCATTGCGTCTAAAATTTATAACTCACCAGAGAGGCATTGGGTCATTCTTTTATTGAATGATATTATTGATCCACAGTATGACTGGCCACTTGATTATAGAACACTCATACGATTTATCGATGACAAGTATACCGTAAATGCAAACACTTCAGCTGGTGAAACAGGCCTTGAGTGGGCCCAGTCTAATATTAAATCTTATTTTAAAGTAAAAACTAAAACTGATTCAAGTTCAAGTGACGTTGAAATAAGAAAAATTGAAATTGATGCAAACACATATGCAAATGTTTTAGAAACAACAACATCATACACACTTCAAAATGGTTCTTCCGTTTCGGTTGCAATTACAAAAGAAACACTAACATATTACACCTACGAACTTGAAGAAAACGAAAACAAAAGAACAATAAAAATATTGCGACCAGAAGTTGTTAATTTTATTGAAGATGAATTGAAAAGAACTTTTGAATGACTTCTTTATCACAGTCTACAGATTTTAAGATAAAAAAACTTTCTATTCGTGTAAGTAATAGAGAGATTGATGTTTCGAACATTTTTCAAGAAGTAAATTTTTTTGAAAATATACTTACGCCATGCATGTCTGGTAACATAGTCATTAAAGATGCGACAGGCTTAGCAAAAAGTTTATTGCTTCAAGGTAATGAATTTCTTCGTGTCGATATTCAAAAGTCTGAAGATAGTGATTTTTTGTCTTTTCAAAAATACTATCGAATTTACAAAATGTCTGATCGAAAGAGTCTAACACCAACTTCTGAAGTTTTCATTTTACATTTTGTCTCTGAAGAATTTTTGTTATCAGAACAGAAAAAGATAAATCGTGTTTTTAATGATTCGTATGATAAGATAGTTAAAAAAATTCTAGTTGATGATTTGAATATTCCAGATCAAGTGGCTTTCAATGGTAACCCTGGTATTTCAGTTTTTGAACCTTCAAAAGGTGTTAATCGAATAGTCGTACCAAATTTGAGTCCGTTTGAATCAATCAATTGGTGCTTAAGAAGATCGATTTCGAATAGTTTTGGGCTACCAGATTTTTTATTTTTTCAGAACCCATTTGGGTATAACTTTGTTTCATTAAACACATTACTTTCTAAAGATAGTCGTTATAAAATTAATTTCAAAGCAAAAAATTTATCGAATGACGATGAATCATTTTCTGATGAGGTTTTAGGTGCGAGAGATTTTAAAGTAATGAAACAATTTAATACAATTGAAAATGTAAAGAAAGGTGTATACGCTTCAAAATTTATTGGTATTGATCCTTTGACAAGACGCTGGGGTAAAATAGAGTATGAAATTAATAACTTTGATGAAAAAAATGGAAATGCCAACAGATTCAATTTATCAAACGGAGATTTGACAAATTCTGATAACAAAACTTTTTCGCAAATGTATGATTCTAAAGTTTCATTGTATGTCAATCAGAAATTAAGACAAAGCTCCACATACATTCAGAGTAATGATAAGTCTACATTTAATCTCACAGATAACGCAAGTGAATACATTCTGCCAAGAAAATATATATTTGGTAACTTTTTACAGAAAATTATAAGAATTGTTCTACCTGGAAATTTTGGTTTGTTTATTGGAGAAAATGTTTTTCTTGACATGCCGCTTCATGCAGCGTTACCGACCGATAAGTCTGAAACTGTTGACGAAACATTAAGTGGTAAATACATGATTACAGCTGTAAGACACATAATTAGATATGATAAACACGAAACAATCATCGATGTTGCAACAGACACTTCAGAGATAAGATATGGTTAAACAAGATTTTATAGGCCTTAATGGTTTTATTTGGTGGGTTGGTGTTGTTGAAACCAGAGATGATCCACTTAAACTTGGTCGATGCCGAGTTCGTATCTTTGGTTGGCATGCTGATGATCTAAGTAAATTACCAACTAAAGAATTGCCATGGGCTCAAGTTCTTTTACCGACAACCGGCTCAAGAACAATTAGCACAATAAGAGAGGGTGATTGGGTTTCTGGTTATTTTCTTGATGGTGAAAATGCCCAAGAACCTGTTGTTGTTGGCATTTTTCCAGGCATTGTTTCCGAACCACCAACAAGAGAGGGCGATAGAACTGTAAAAGTATTTGTGGGTCGTCAGCAGTCTGAAACGAGTCAAACTGCTGTCAGAACGCCTGGAGAAGGTGGCACACCTTATGTTTCACAAGAGAATACTGTAGGTGAGCCGACCGTCCCTAGGATCGCAAGAGGTATCATCACAGGCACGGCAATTGAATATTCAAACAAAAATCGTGATCATGTTTGTGACGTTTCGGATGAAATTAAATTGGCAATAAGACTTGCTCGAATAAAATTTGGTCAAATAGTAGAGGCAATACGAGCTGGAGTTCGTGCTTTGATTGCTGCACTAGGTCTTGAGCCTAGTGGTGAGATTTCAAAATTAGTTTCGATTGCCAAATGGATTTTAAATGAGTTGAAAAAGATTCAAGCAATCATTGCTGAAGTTGCAGATTACGTTGAGGTTGTTCGAATTGTTGCGTTGAAAATTGCTGCTCTGGCACAATACATTGCAAGTTTGCCAGAAAGAATTGCTATTTTCTTGCGAGACTGTTTAAGAAGTGCTCTGACCTCTATCATTTCAGAAATAGGTACACTTTCAATCAGTTCAGGTGTTTCGGCTGATCTTGGTGAATTAACAAGCACTATCTCAGAGATAAGTGGTGTTACAGCGAGTATTACTAATGATGTTGCTGACATTGTTACTGCACCAGCTGATATTGTAAGTGCCTTCACTCAACCAGCAAGTGTCGAAGCTTTAGTTGAGGCCGAGTCAACATTTTTAAGTTTTGTTGAAACAAATACACAAGACGCAAAATCAAACTCAAACAATTTTGCAAATAATTTTGCTTAATGGAATTTTAGATGACTGATACTTATGTAAGACCAGAAGATTTAGGTAAACCATCTGATGACAAAGGATGGTTAGAACCAGAGTCGGCCGCAAATGTCGATGTTCAACCAGAGTATCCATACAATAATATTACGATGACCGAGTCTGGTCATTTTCTTGAAATGGATGATACACCTGGTCGTGAAAGAGTTCGACTACAACATCGTTCAGGTACATTCATGGAAATGCATCCTGATGGCGCAGAGGTTCATAAGATTCTTGGTGATGGATATGAAATTGTTGCAAAAGATAAAAATGTTCTGATTAAAGGTACATGTAATATCACAGTAAATGGTGATGCAATTTTAGACATTAAGGGAAACAAGTTTGAAAAAATTGCTGGTGACTACGAACAATATATTGAAGGTAATTACACGCAAGTTGTAAAAAAGAGTGCAAAAGTTTTATCTGATGAAGACATGACGATTGGTTCAAATTCTAGTTTGTTAGGTAGTTTAAGACTTTCAACTGGTGGTGAAGTTTATGTAACAGCTGATCTTAATGTTGGTGGTGAAATTGTCGCAGATAAAATTGCATCACTCACACGAATTGATGCTGGTACTGGTGTGAATGCTGGACCTTTAGGTTTTGTTACTGTCTTTGGTGGTGTTTCTGTTGGCCTTCCTTTTGCAGCACCAGGTACAGTTACAGCACCAATTGGTAATTTTGGATTGATGACCGCTTTAATTATGACTGATTTTTTAAATGTTGGTTTGCATAACATACATTTTCACATTGCACCTTCAAGTGGTGGTCCAACATCTACTCCAATACCAACAATGTTTTAATGAATTGAGGATATTATGGGAACTATTTTAGGTAGACTAGGGTATAACTTTGAAGATGAAGGTAACACCAGAGTAATAAATTTTTCTGCTGGTGCTACTGAAGCACTTAACAATGCGCCTAGACTTTTGGCTGATTGGCAGTATGAAGATTTAAAAGAAGCAAATGTTGGTGGTTACTATAAAAATCCAGTAGCAAATATCACAAATTCGATCATTACTTTAAGTAATTCAATGGTTGAATTGGCCTGCACTATTTCTTCAGGTGGTTTTACAGATGTAATCGACACAGCAAATAGTGTTGCACTCTTTGTCGCACCACAGTTTAGAGATCACACCTATAGAGTTTCTGGTGTTGTCTCTGTAGCAGACGATGAATTAGCAGAACTTCCTCACTACGATACTGCTATGGCTAGAGGTAGAGCATTGACCTACTTAGCAAACCAGTCCGACAATGTAACAAACTCAGCAGCAATTATGGGAAGTTTCACAAGCATCATAATTGAAGATGATCTTAACGATCTTTACAATATTGCAAACACAGAATATTATATTGTTTTGGCTAGTTTAAGTGATGATGGTATGGGAGGAAATACTTCAAGTTTAAATTCTGGTCAGATTTTAAATGTTAAAAATGCATTTGTCACAATCAATACGACTTTTGAGACTAGAAGAACACATGATGAGAATTTTTATACAAATGCTGGAACTGTTTTAGATGATTTCAATCAAGTTAGAGCTTTCAGTCAATTAGGTGAAACACAGAACAATCTTCTCATAAACTATGTTGGTTCAGATAAATTACTTCAACGCATAGATTCTGCCAACACATAGAATAAATACCCTAATGGCAACCGTTCAAACAAATATCGCTAGAACTTACAGCGATTTAGACCTCAACTTTCAGATTCACCCAGTTCGAAAAGACATAAATCGTCATATCGGCGATCTGGCAGTCATCAATTCTGTCAAAAATCTGATTTTGACAAGTCATTACGAAAGACCATTTCAACCAGACTTGGGTTCAAATATTCGTAGACTTTTGTTTGAAAACATGGATATTGTGACTGCAACAGCAATTGAACGAGAAATTACCCAAACGATAGAGAATTTTGAACCAAGAGTAAGAATAAGTCGAGTAGAAGTTAGAGCAGACTTTGACAACAACGGTTTTAATGTTTATCTTGAATTTTTTGTGCAGAATCGAACTGAACCAATTTCAATACAATTTTTCCTAGAACGAGTAAGATAAATGGCTGAGAACCGATTACAGGTCACCGAACTTGATTTTGATACAATCAAGAATAATCTAAAATCATTTCTTCAACAACAATCACAGTTTCAAGACTATGATTTTGAAGGATCAGGTTTAAGTGTATTGGTTGATCTTCTTGCATACAACACTCACTATAATGCCTACTATTTGAACATGGTGGCCAACGAAGCATTTCTCGATAGTGCTTTGCTTCGTGATTCAGTTGTTTCTCACGCAAAAACTCTTGGTTATACACCCTATTCTGTAACTGCACCAACAGCAACAATTAATGTCACAATGACTAGCACTTCTTCAAATACTGGAGAATTGACATTACCAAAAGGTTATATTTTTCTTTCAAATCAAATTGACAATCGTTCATATGATTTTGTTGTTATGGAAGATACGACTGTTACGAAATCAAATTCCGAATATCTCTTTGAAGACTTGTCAGTAAAACAAGGTGAGCTCATCACTTTTAATTTTACACATAACGAATCTTCAAATCCTAAATCTATTTTTGAAATACCAGATGCGAATGTAGATATTTCAACTGTTACTGTATCTGTTCGACCATCAGCATCAAACACAGATTCAACAACTTATGTTCGTTCTACAGAAATTGTTGATGTTGGTCCTACTTCAGAAATCTTCTTTTTACAAGAGGCTCGAAATCTAAGATACCAACTTTATTTTGGAAATGACATTGTAGGTAAAAAACTACCAGATGGTGCAATCGTTTCTGTTACATATCTTTCAACAAATGGTGAAACTGCAAATAAAGCAAACTTCTTTAGTGCAAGTGGTTCACTCACAGATAGTTTAGGCGAATTGTTTACAGAAATAAATGTGCAAACAGTTTCAAATGCTTCTGGTGGTTCACAAAGAGAATCAATTGACGAAATTAAATATTCTGCACCACTACAATTTGCTACGCAAGATCGATTGGTCACAAAAACTGACTATGAATCTTACATTCGTAGAAATTACCCAAGTGTCGATTCACTTTCTGTTTGGGGTGGTGAAGATGAAGATCCACCAGTTTATGGTAAAGTGTTTGTTTCACTTAAACCAAAAGAAAACTTTTTTATTTCAGAGACAGAAAAACAAAGAATTATTGATGAAATCATAAAACCAAAAGCCATACTTTCAGTTTCTACAGAGATTCGTGATCCAGAGTTCTTGTATATTCTTTTGAATAATACTGTTACATATGATCCAAATAAGATAACAATTACTGAAGCTGCTTTAAGAACACAAATTCGAAATGTAATATTAGGTTATAAAACAACCAATCTTGATAAGTTTGATAGTGTGTTTTCTCTTTCAAAATTTCAAGATGCGATTGATAATGTTAATTTAAAAGCCATTGTGGGTACAGAAACTTTTGTTCGTTTGCAGAAAAGATTTAGACCAACTTTAGGCACAAGATCAAATTACACAATCGATTTTGATACACCACTTATTCGTGGCACACTTACAGATAAACTTGAATCGACTTCTTTCTCAACACCAGATGCTTCAGGTACAACAAGAACTGCATTTATTGAAGAAGTACCGCAATCATTTACTGGTATTTCTTCAATTGAAATTACAAATGCAGGTTATGGATACACTTCAACACCAACCGTAACAATTAGTGGTGATGGTGTTGGTGCAACGGCTACTGCAACAATTGATCAAGGTCGAGTAACATCAATTCAAATTGTCAATCGAGGTTTCGATTATAGTCGAGCAACAGTAACAATTTCTGGTGGCGGTGGTTTTAGTGCAACTGCAACGGCCACGATTGATTCAAGTACCGGCACACTCAGAACAGTTTACTTTGATGCTGATGCAAATCGTCAAGTTATTAATCCAAGTATTGGTCAAATTAACTATGTAACTGGTCGAATCACAATAAGTGACTTAAACATTTCTGCTGTTTCTACAACTGATGGTCTTGTTCGTTTGACTGTTGGTTCTGAAGAAGGTATTATTGAATCTTCAAGAAGCACAATTGTCACAATCGATCAAACAGATCCGGCTTCAATTACAACCGAACTCGTTAAAATCGCAGTATAATGGCAACAGATTTAAGAACCTCTCTACTTGTCAATCGTCAAGTTCCTGAGTTTGTAAGGGAAGAATACCCACTTTTCATTCAGTTTCTTGAAGCGTATTATGAATTTCTTGAAACAGAACAGAACTCTCAAAACAATGACTTAATTGCAAAAGGCAAAGACCTTCGATATGTTTCTGATGTTGATGCATCAATTAGTGAATTTGAACAATATTTTTTAAATACATTTGCATCTCTTATACCACAAGATGCTGTAGTTGACAAAGCTTTCCTCGTTAAAAATGTTTTGCCTCTTTATCTGTCAAGAGGTAGTCAAAAATCATTTGAGTTTCTTTTTCGTCTTCTCTACGGTGAAGAAGTTCAAGTTACTTTTCCAAAAGATAACATTCTTCGTGCATCAGATGGTAAGTACCTAATTGAAAATGTTCTTCGTATTGCCGACAACATCTATACGTTTTATACGGGTGACGGTGAAGAAACTGTTTTTCTTTTGGCGCAACAGGCTGGGCCAGATGAAATTTCTGTGTTTATCGATGATGTAGAGACAACGTCTGGTTTTTATGTAAGAAAAGAAGACAAAAAATTAATCTTTACATCAGCACCAGCTGATGGTGCCGACATAAAAGTTTATTATGATAATTTTGATGAAACACTTTTAAATAATCGTAGAGTAACTGGTTCATCATCTGGTGTTACAGCTCTCATTGAAAGGTCGGTGCCACGTTTAATTGGTGTTCAAACATCGACTGAACTTTACATTAATACAAATACACTTTCTGGTGCTTTTTTAAATGCTGAAGATGTTACGATTGATATTGTCGCAGATGATGGTGTCACACTTATTCATGTTGGATCTTTTACTGTTGCACCACTTAGCATCATTAATGTTGTAGATGGTGGTTCAGGATACAATGTTGGTGACCCAGTTTTAATTTCTGGTGGCCTGCCAGTTATACCAGGTGAAGCGATTGTTGGTACAGTTGAATCTGGTTTTCCTGATTCTGCAAATGTAATATTAGGTGGTGCAGGTTTTCAGCTTGGTGGTATTATTCCCGCATCGAATGTTGATGGTACAATTGTTCTTTCTATTCTCGGTGTTGATAGTTCTGGTGCAAACTCACCAAACTCATATACAATTTTCACAGATGTTATTTCTGACTATCTGACAGTCAATATTTCAGATGCAGATTTTGGTTTTCCTGCGAATGTAATTCCTGCTGGTGAAAACGTAGAAACAAGATTAGCTGATGCACTTTCAAGAGGAAC